CACTAACATAAGATGTTGCGGCAGTGGGATTAGCTAGATACCAAATGGCAGCGGTGGTTGCTCCACTGTTATAAGACGCAGCTTGAGTCATTGCTGTTCCACCATCACCATTTGAAGCAGTGTTCCATTTCACCTGTGTCCAACTTCCACTGGTAGATGCGTTATCAGTTAACATCAGTGCAAAAACAAGTAAGTCAGTTCCAGCCGGAACAGTTTGTTGTACGGTATATATGGTTAGTCCTGCCCCTGCACCAACATTAGATGTGGATGCAGCAACCCCAGCCTGTAAATAGCCCCCGTTTTCCCATGTGTCTGATGCCCCTGTATACTGCCTGTTTATCACTCCTCCAGTTGCACCTGCTGCTGCTGTAGATGCACTCCATAAAGAATTTAATTCACCCTTAAATGAAGTTGAGCATTTAACAACATTAAGCCCTGATTGCGTTGGAGTCTCGGCAAGAATGGGCAGATAAATCCTGTCCATCCATCTCGTATCGCACGTTGAATTAAAAAAGCGCCTGTATTCTTTGGGGTCAAAGGCAACATCTGAATTTACCCTTGCCCTACCAAAACCATATGCAAGGTTCGGAACAACAAAGGATTCGTATGCAGCAACGTCCTCTGGCCTTGTTCTTCCTGTATCCCTGATAGGCTGGACGAACTGCTGTACGGGGCGCGTGCTTATCTTACTGCCGTCCCTGTCGGGTACAAGACTGTATTGCTTGGAATTTATCTCGACATCGAGACTCATCTAGAACACCATTCTTGGAACTGCAACAGGAGGAGTCTTTATCTTCACAAGATCTCCCTCTACAGCTCGCACGTAGCTTGCCTCAAACTGCCTTGCCATCTCTGTCCAGTTGGAATCGGGATTTCCCGCAGCCATCCTCAGACACAGAAGTTGTCTTACCTTGTCGTAAACCGGATGAAGTAATTCCCCGTCAATTTCTACCGTGCCAGCATCAGTCGATGCCGCAGTTAGAAGATCTCTTCCGACAATCCTTATCCTGTACTTATCAGCCAGTGTCTCCTGGAATCGTATGACCCCGCCATTGGATGCACCCTCTGCCGGTGGAACATGATCCCAGTTCCTCAGTTCGTTATACGGAACATCGATCATTTCACTCTGGCCAATAGTCATCCATATCTCATCGATATAGGCGGCAACATTGGATGCCGTTACGTGAACTCCCACCACCGCTGTTGTGGCGTCGTGGTCAAGAGTTGCGCTTGCCTTCATGAGTTCCCATCCGGTCCCGCCATGAAAGCTGCCAACTGTGTTCTCGATATAGAGTTTTACCTTATCTGCCGTATTGCAATACACCCATGCAGAGAGGTTAACTTCCTGACCTTCGGTTGGTAGGGTTGTATACGACGATGATGCAGGGGTAAATGTCTGAACCAATGTTGTGTTAGTGCTTGCCACAGCAAGCCTTCCAGAATTGTTTCCATGAAGAACCAGATAATTCTCCGGGTTCGTCGTCTGTGCTTCCTTGTTAAAGGTCGCCCCAGATCCCGCGAGAGTCCAGTTGTTCTGTGAACCTGGAGTGAGCTGATCTGCATCCCAGTCCTCGAAGTCTGCGTTTAATAGCAGGTTATCACCCGAGTCTGCGTTCCTTCTGTTACCGCGATATACCCGATCAACTCTCCTTATGGTGGAGGGTAGGGTATAGGTATACTGGTTAAGGCCCGTTACGACGGTCTCAAGGTCTCTTACCATCGATATATCCGGGAATACTATTTCCCTTGCTTCGTTATAGGCATCCTTAACATCGTCAGGATGAAATGTTGAAAGCTCAAAATTTATGCTTCCACTTTCGTTATCGCCCCAGTTGGCTCCACCACCGGTGATAGTTCCGGTGGACTGTGCATAATCGGTCACTCTTCTGATATCTCCAGAATTAGTTCCTGATGTCAGGTGAACATACCACCTGTTGTTGAAGTAATCGTCTACGGGAAAGCGTTTGGTTAACTTTGTATCAAGGACGTTTACGTTTCCACTTGAGATGTTCGTTGTGGTACTACCCGTGATTAATCCCAACGGCCTAAGTACGTCCTGTCTCATCGTAGACCATGCAGTTGTTGGCATATTACACCCCTGCTTTTACTTTCTTAACACCGTTTAAATTTTTCTTGGACATCTCAAGGTTCTGACTTTTAAGCTCCTTGATCATCCTTTCCTGGGCGATGATGATTGCCTCACGTTTTGCCTCGGGCATCCTGTTAAAGAGTTCTGCTATGTCCTGATCCTTGAGCTGTATGTCGTCCATCACGATATTCCTTTACTTGTACACCAATCATCGGCAAGAGTCTCCAGTTCAGCATCCGTATAAACCCTGTTGGTTGTTATTGTTGACGGATAATTATAGTCACTCATTTCTATGAACCTCAAATTGGGAAGAGTCTTTACATAGGCGATGAATTGATCTTTCGTCAGTTCAATCTTGTATGCAGCATCGGTTCCCCCTGCATTTCCAATGCCGATTAATGTCTTATCGACAGGATGTTTCCAATGTCCATGATCGGTTATCCCTGAAGGGTATTGCCCGTTTTTAAATGTGTACTTTACGATTGCCATTACTTATTCACGTTGTTTTTAAACAGCCATTCGCTTCTGACAAGTTCTGTAATACCGATATGGTGCATTGTTTTTATGTACTCTTCCCCAAATGTCTCTACGCATTTATCAAGGAATTCATAGAGGTGGTCTATTGAGGGATATGCTTTTTGTGCAATTAACTTTTCACACTGGTTTATGTACTGCTTGATATAGTTTCTGGCAGTCTGCAAATGAATACCGTACTGTTCCAGATACTCAGCATTGCCTTGTGTAATCGTATTAGTAAGAATCATATCCCTGTGTGATTGCCTGAATGCCTGTCTGATATGGTGTCGTATCTCATCGAGTTCAGCATCTTCCTCGTCCCACAGAAGAGGGATATCGTTGTTCTTCCTGATTTCCTCGTAGGCATCCTGAAAAACAGCTATCTCTTTTAAGGCACCCTCTATGTATATTTTTGCATTCTCCATCCCTGAACGTGCTTCGGTTATATTTATTCTTGAAAGCGGAGTATCCTCTTTTTCCCACTCCTTAATCTCCAGTTGTTTTTTTTGGAATTTAAAGAAGTGTTCCCTGAGAGCCTCTTTCTTTCTCTCTATCTGTGAAAGACACTGCCTGAGTCTTCTATATGGGGAGTCAGTCATCATGGTGAGAGTCATAAGCTGATTGGTAGTCTGGGTATTTCTTCTGCCAAGACTGTTGTTGGCACGTTCCATCTCAACCATGCGTTCAGAAATCTTTGCAATCTTCTCTGTCGTCATTGTTGCAAGGCCGCTTACCGAGTTCTGTATTTCAGCTAATTCATCCATGTTAACTTCCTGATGTAGCCCCACAATCCTGATTACCTTCCAGTAAATTACCAATATCAGCACCGTTACCAGTAGATGCGATAGTGATTTTGTCTATTTCATCTGTAACAGTGCCATCATCGCCTCCATAAAATTCTCCGGTGATGCCATCAGAGCTTCCAGCTAACTCAGCCCTACCTGTAGCTAAATCTCCAAAATCGCTTGAGTTGCCAGTTGAACCAACCGTCACATACTCTATTGTGTTGTTGCCTCCACCTGCTGACGGTACAACGAATACAGCCCTCACAGTTGAGTTTGCTGAACTAGAGTCAAGACTAGCAGCACTTAAATTCCCAAAATCAGTGACATTTGCTGAAGTTGAAAAATCGTTATATTCTATGTCGTTAACGGTAGCAGTCCCACCTTTAAATCCACCCAAGACTAAGTATCTTGTGTCCCCGTTAGTACCTCCCATAGTGAGTTTAGTACCCGATAAATTCCCTGCGTCAGTACCATTTCCTGTGCTGGCAATCGTGAAATATTCCATCCTGTCTAAATTTCCTGCTGTTGTCTCGTATCCTCCTACTGAAAAAAGGAGAGTTCCGTTGCTACATCCATTCTTTATTCCGTATGCACCCGCTACGTCCACATCACCAAAGTCTGTACCGTCCCCGGTAGAAGCGATGGTTATATAGTCCGTATCAGTTACACCGTAAACGGAAGAGCCTCCTGACCTACCTATTCCACTTCCCCATATTCCTCTTGTAGCATTGGAACCAGCACATGTGTGCTGTGCGCGAGTAGTTTGTAAATCTCCGAAGTCAACAGTATTTGCAGTAGCTCCCACAGTTTTATATTGAATTCTATTTAAGTCTCCATGATCAGACAGTGTGCCTCCTGCAACCACTCCTCTTGTGCCTCCCCACGCTAGGCCACTTGCTGGGTATTCAACACCCATAACTGTCTCAATATCACCAGTTTCTACACCCATAATCTTTTCGATGTCACCAGCACTGACACTCATAAATGTTTCGACATCAGCCATTAAGCAACCTCTACCATTGTGAAGTTAGGTGAGAAGTAAACTGAGTCAGCACTTGCTGCCCAACCAATTACCTGCACAAAGTCTCCATCTGAATCTGGGGCAACACCCTCTGGAACATTCTTTCCACCCGTTTCAGCTTCTGGCAGATATAAAGTTTCCCCAATAGCATAGGTTGGAAAGTTTGTAGCAGCATGTAAAAATCCTTGCAACAGAAAGGTTCCTTCAGCATCAGCACTTACGTCAGCAACACACATAGCCACACACATTATTTCTGCTGTAACTAATCCTGTGCCTCCTGTGTTTGCAACTGCCTTCCACATCTTGGAATCACCTGCCTTAAAGTAAACACATTCACCATCTTCCAAGTCCTCACCTGCCGTAAACTTAGCCGTGATACCTGACCAGACCGTATCGGCAGGAGTTGAATCCAAGAGAAGGTCTTTATCAAGTTGAACTTGATCTTCAAAAATGGTGCCTCCTGAGATACGCAGTTGGTCCGTACCATCTTCGTCATATTCAAGGCTGACATCCTGGCCATCACCAAGGTAGATTTTCTGGTCATCACCAACATATATATGGCCCCATTCCAGCGATGTGGTACCTAAAGTTGCACCGCTTGCAGCATCTGGAACAATTGCCGTTTCTGCTGTAATTGTAGCTGTTCTTATATTGGAAGTTCCATTATCAATTGCACCAAAGCCTGAAGTAATAGATCCTGAATCTAATGCGCCTACAGTTAGAATATTGCCATCTCCAGCAGCCGGAGCTGCCGATATATCTGACAATACTTCTGACGCACTTCTTCCCTCTACAGATGTAGTGGCTATACGAAGGAAGTCATTGTCAGCAACGCTTGCTGCAAACTGGGCCACATCATATTGGGATATACCTGTAGCTACCTGTAGTTTATTGCTCGATATTTCAAGGCCACCGTTGGTTACAAGATCAAGCCCAAGAACGGCACTTGAAGCAGCCAATCCATCTCCTGCAAACAGTGTCGCAAGAGCGTCAGTTGTCGTTAACTGCTCGTTAGCATCGTCTGAGTCCAGCGTCCCGAACCAGTCACCACTGGTAGGAACTACAGCACTAAGTTCAGATAAATCAAGCGTTACGGTAAGATCACCGCTATCTCCACCACCTGACAGGCCAACGCCTGCCGTGACTGCGGTTATATCTCCACCTTTAGATGTTCCGGGTAAAAATATGCCCGCCATCTTAATTCATTCCAGGAACTTTGTTGAAGAACTGGAAGTCTATGGTCGCAGCGTTTGAAGCGTTCTCTCTTATGACCTGAAAGCCCGTGACCTCATTCCTTGATCTCAAGGTGATGATGTCTCCTGCTGCCCATTGAGTGCCTTTCGTTGTTGTCGGAGTAGTTCCCTCGCGCGTTTCAACAACAGAGTTTGTTCTAACGTAACCCTCGGCATAATTTGCCTGGTCGGATACTGTCAGAGATGTTGCAGAACTTGTCACCGCGTGGGTAACGAGTGAACTTTCTATTGGAGAAAAGTTATTTTTGGGCATTTTTCGTCCCCTTATTACTTGATTCGCTATCTCTTTCTGCAAGGAGCCTTATGGCCTCGGCAAGATTATCCTGCCTTGCCCTCTCCCTGAGTCTCTCTTCATCAATTCGCTCACCGTCTATCGTTGCCCATTCACGCCTGTGGCGCTTTTGCATATGGACCCTGAGATCATGTGAAGCGGTCAAATTGTCCTTCGTGCAGTACGCAAGTCCCATCCGGTCGTACTCGGCCCTGTTGGGATCTTCCTTGTGAAGAAGACACTTCAGGTGTCCGTACTGCCTTTCAAATTCTGGCTTTGTTGTTGTAAATGCGTATGTGCCATCTTCCCTTCTTTTGCCGAGCTGCTGCTCAAGCATATTCCGGTTAATGACCGAGCGATCTCCCGTCCTGTTATCGTAGACATAGACGTATCCTGCGCTCTGGAGTTCGGCTGCTGTCATTGTCATACCATTGCTGTTTCCAACGACGGCTCCGCGCTTCATATTCCCAGGCTCCTCGGCTACCTCTGCGTCTCTAAGTTGTTCCTGAATAGATTTTTCCTGTGTCAACGGGTTCGCTCCTTCTTATAGTCGGGGCCAAACGTACTCTGACCCTTCATCCACTTGTTTTTTTCTTCCACGTTATCCCAGAAAATCTTCTTCCAATCTCTGGGCTTAACCTCGGTTTTAGGGGGCGGCGTAAGGTTCATCTCCTGTGCGAGACGAACACCTTCCTCGACGGTATAAAGAGCCTCTCCTCCGCCTGTGCCGTCAGGAACTCCAAGGATTAGTTGGAACTCCTCACCGAAAAGGCGGGCATCACCGAGGTCTCTCTCAAGTTTGACCTTTCGATCATTCCTGATAACGGTTATCGTCTGGTACCTTCTGGCGCCCGAGGAATCAGGAGCCTGCCGATTTATCTCACTGATATGCCAGCAAGGCTCATGACTCCATATTTCCGCTGTGGCCAGTTCAACAAGTGCTGCCACTAAAAGCTCCTACTCAGTCCAGTCTCTGTTGGCCTCGATTGCTATGTAGTCAATCCACGCATATTCATTTGATGCGGCTCTTGTCTCAATCATTGCCAGCACAGCAAGATCTGTACTCGTCGATACTGCTCCGCTCACGGTCTGCTTCAGGACACCATTAACGTACCACCTGGCGGTTCCGTTAATTGCAATTTCCAGTCTCAGGATGTCCCATTCACCCGCCACGGCATCGTTATCGGCGTCAATGCTTGCAATTGTGGTTTCACCTGATGTGGTTCCACCGTTGTAAACCATGATCCAGTCCTCGTCATCGGTAGCCTCTGCATCAATCAGAAAGCCACATAAATCAGAGGCTGAAAGGGTCAAAGTTGCACCGGCTGCAACCAGGTTTTCTCCTTCAAGAATAGCCGTGTCGCCGTTGACATCGGTCAGGCCAAAATAAAATGCCTTGGTGTCGAGATCAGGAAACTGAACCCTGCACTCAATGTTTATAGGGGCCATCTTTCCAACGTCAAATACCTTGCCTGTCGTGAGTCCAATGCTATGAGCATCTTCGTTGGTAGTCGTCAGAATGCCAACACCGTTAAGACCGTCAGATTCACCGACGGTTATACCGGAGTCAGTATCTTCAGACCCCTGTCCAATTACTCTAAGCCCACTGCCACCAAAGGCTCTTCCTACTGCCGTTGCAGCAACGATGTCCTCGCCTGCAAGGAAGTCCTCAAAGATTTTTATTCTTCCATATCCTGTTTGTGCCATCTCTATTTATTCTCCCGCTGTAGCTGTAGCTCCAGCTTTTTTATACGTTCCCTGTAGGGAGCGACTACTTCTGATATATTTCCAGTTTTTCTGGGGATACAGGCAAGATTCTCAAGCCTGTTATCCTCCATGTCACCATTCATATTGTGGATAATCCACCCTTTCGGAATGGTTCCCCGCTCATTCGTCCACGCCATTCGACGCAGATTCATTAGCTGGTTGGCGCAGTAGCGTCAGCCTGTACTTCATACAGCCAGTTGCCTGAAGATCGCTCTCCGTAGGCGTACTCGTCGTAGTGATACAGCGCAGTGGCTCCACCGCCTAGTTCAGGCAGTCTCTTGGTCTCAATATATGGAGACCTGCCCTCGACTAATACCAGTGCCATTTGCGAGAAGACTCCGCCTTTTGCAAGGTTTGAACTAATGGTGATGTTTCCATCCTCATACAGTCTTGCCCCGGCGATTGTTCCCCGATATCGGTTCTGATATGCCTCGACAGCAACACCACCGGTCAAAGGAGCGCCTGTGGTCTGGTCAACGCCTGCTGCTATCAATTCGTCATCGATGTCCTTCAGGGAAAATCCGTGGTGGACAGCGTGAATTGGAGCATTGGCAGGAGCTGGCTCAGTTGTGTTTGAGGTAATCCTGTATGCTGCCGCAGCAATTTCACCAGAGTCCAGAGCGTTGGCTCCGCCAAGTGCGTCTGTCGCACCGTCGATAGCCGTCAGTCCGTCCTGGTCTTTCTTTCTCTCAATAGCGTTCTGTGCAAGTGACCCTGTCTGGGCATATGCGTTTGCGCTAATTCTCAAAGCAACCCTGTCGGTGATGACAGTGTGAACTCCAATAACCGTAGGGGTTACCGAGAAC